ACTGGTAGTGGGGGGTTAAAACTTGCCCCCCTGTCCATGCCCCCACACCCCCATGTATATATGTAATATTGCCAGTGATTTATCCCTGTTAATACATGTTTCTTACTTGTACCCAACACATGTTTACACATATATACAACTTTCTTACCCAGTATTACCCACTTTTACCCCAACTTAGTCATTGTTTAAATAGGTAATAACTACGCATGGTTACAACCCGGCACTAGTTATACCCACGTGTACACACTAGTATACTAGTGTATACTTGTAGTTAATACATAATATATACTTAACGTATATATTATAGTGTAATCTACCTTGTTATAACTAATACTTGACTTTTCCTGTTCTGAACTATATATACTATAAGAGGCTATGAAAGAATCTGCATATAACAAGCTCCGGAATTATGTCTATAAATCTGGACATTTACACGGATTCACTAATGAAGACTGTGACGACATTCTTCACGATGCCTTGCTTGAGTTTTACGAGCTGAAAGAATCTGTTGACATTTTGAAACTGGTATGGAAGAATATAGGAAAGCATAGAGAACAACGCCACCGGATGGGAAAACGCAACATATCTATGAAACAGTTTGAAGACAAGGGAGATATATGAATAAAACATTAAATTCACTATTTGACACTATTCCTGTTTATGAAAATAAGATAGTAAAATTTTTAGAAACGTGCTATAATTATGCATGGTCATACAGAGCTACTGCAAAGGAATTACACATTAACCACAAAACAGTAAAGAACATATTAGAAAGTATTAAGAATACCCCGCAATATTATTCCTTCATGGGTAAATTAGAAGTACAAATTCAGAATTTCTCTGACCCTAAATTTAGCCACACTATCTTTGATAGATACGAAGAACAGCTAAAAGATATAGAGAACAGAATTAAAAAGGCAGATAAATCCGGGGACAAGACTTCCACTATGAATTTACTTAGATTAAAAACGACTGTGTTGAAAGACCAGCTTAAAGCTTCCCTGGTTGCATCTCACCATAAAAACGAGGCTGTAGAAATTGCTGATGCAATTTCAAGCATGTCAGAAACAGCTTGGGAGGAATACAATGAAAAAGTCCAGTAACCTACCCGGAAGCCCGGACATGATTGAAGAGTTTAACAGACCAGGTGGTAGATACATTCCTGCTTGGATTAAGGGGAATGAACATGATAAAACTAAAAAAGAACCCACCCTCAAAAGAAAACAAACGAAAAGAACTAAGAAAGGGTCATAGAGAGTTTCTAAAGAAACAGGGTGTGAGTCTGGATAAAGAATATCAGGACATGACTTATGAAGAAAAAGGAAAGTATCATAGCAAAATTGGTAACAAGGCTTTAGATATGTTAGATGATGCATCCTGGGTTGTGGGTGTGGGTGGAGTAGCTAAAGTGGGTAGGGTAGCCCTAAGTATAGCAAAGAATCCAAAGAAAGTTGGTACTATTGGTAGACAGATTGTAAGAAAGGTAAAGAACTTAAAACGTAAAATGACTAAAGGAGCAACTAAATAATGGGGAAAATTAAAATATTATCAGCAGCAGCCAAGAAACTTTTGGCAGCTAAGAAAGCTAGAGAGAAAGCTAAGAAAGCTAGAGAGGCAGTAAAAATTAAATCTGGTAAAAAGTTACCATCTGATATAACAGATTTGGCAAAGAATAGTAGACCTGTCCGCAAGCTAGCTCCTTGGCAACAAAAACAATTACCTAAAGCAACACAAGACCGTTTGTTTAAACAACAACAAAAACAAACTAAAAATAAAAATAAAAGGAAGAAAAAATGATATCAGGTATATATAAAGCAGGTAAATTAGTTTCTAAGGCTGTAAAAAAAATAGTAAAGAAAACTAAAAAGAAAAAACCAAGTAGTGCACAGAAAAATTATAAACAACAATCTACACTACAAAGGGGAGACAAGATAGGCTCTAAATCTCCAACAGGGAAAATGTCCTCAATAGGTAAGTATACTCCAACTAAAAAACCTAAAGTAAAAAAGGTTAAGAATGCGGATGGAAAAGAGGTAGGATACTATTGGCATTATACAGATAAGGGGAAAAAAGTTCTAAAACAAATTGGGTGGAAAGGTACTAAAAATCAACGAAAAGTAAATCCAGACGGAAGATAGGAGATTAAATAATGCCAAAAGGTAAAGGAACATACGGAAGTAAAGTAGGAAGACCTGCAAAAGCTAAAGCTAGAGCTCGTACTCAAGGTACTAAGAAAGGTAGAATGCCTATTACTGAAGCACAAAGAAGACAACTTATAGGTAAGAATAAAAAAGATGCTGGTTTTAGAATGAAAGAAACTAGGAAAAGAATGGGTCCAAGAAAATAATGATAATGTGGTTAACTCTATTAAAAACAGTATTAGGTATAACTGGAAAGATATTTAATAAATTTAAATATCAGAAAGATGTAGACCAAAAGAATAAAATAATGGAACTCAGTTTTAAATTAAAGCAACGTGAGCTACAAAGACTAGCTCTGGAGAAAGCAGATGAAGAAATTAGTAATCATCGTGATTATCTTAATAAGCGTTAGTGCCTGTTCATACCTAGATTTTTGGACGGCTACTGAAGATACAGTTAAGTACAGCGGACCTACATGTCCTGAAGTACCTGAGTGTAATATATACGAAGCTTGTTTATCTGAAGAAGATTTACGTTGTTTAGCTACACAGAAACAGGCATACAAAACTTGTATCTGGGTACATGAGCAATCGTGGGAGTTATTAAACGCTAAGTAGGTTCTGGCATAAGTTCAGGAGACTGAACCAGCCAATAGAACCTGCCTAGTTGAAATATTATGAAAACAGTAGTACATGTTAACCAGCACATTATTAAAAGTAACCATAAGAATAAAGAACGCAAACCTGTGTTAACTGTTAAAACTTACAAAGATAATGTATATGCTTCAGAGGTTGTAATTAAAGGTGACTCTAAGATTGTGTACCGCCCAGACAAGCCTTTACCATGTGGTGCAAAAGTTTGGATAGAAACTGAAGCACAAGTAGAAGTATCATGATAAGAGATTGGTGGTGGAAAGACAAGAAAATGTTGGCGTTGTGGAACAAGATACACAACATGACTCAGGAAGAGTTTGCAAAAATTGACCCTAAAGTTAAATCTGATTTACAATACTGGTACGGTAACTTATTCTTTTTTAAACCATATCCTGCCCAAAAGCCTATTGTTAATGATGACGCTTTTTCTGTTTACATCCATGGTAATAATAGTTCTGGTAAGTCTTATGTGGCGGCTGCTAAGACAGCGTACAATATAATAGGATGGAATCCTTACTATAAAATACCCGAACCTAAATATGGAAATAGAATTATCTGGGCATTTAGTCCGTCTTTTGATATACAGAGAACTTCAAGTCAGGTGCATTTATTCTCCACGGATACTCCAAATGACATCGGGCTATTGCCCTCTATAGAATCCATAGAAAAACGTGGTGGTAAAGTAGCCTGGGGTAAAAACAGATGTATTGACTTTGTTAGATTCTGGGATGGTACATTACTTGAATTTAAATCTGCTGAAATGAAGACACAGAACTTACAAGCTTCTGGTATTGATTTCTGCTGGTTTGATGAGTGTCCACCAAACATAATGCATGATGAAATTCTTGCTAGATTATTAAGAAAATCTGGTAAGATGACTATGAGTTTTATTGTAGAAGATGCTACTGCAAACTATATAGTACAAGATATATATGCTAGACAAGGGGACGACCCTGATACATCTTTTCATTTTATAGATGTGTATGATAATTTATCTTTGGAAGAAGCAGAGATAGACAGGTACAAAAAAAGATTTACTGAAAATGCAATGCACTGGAGGTTTAGTGAAGGTGGTAAATTCCAACTTCAACCTAAGGGTGCTTTGGTATATCCAGACTTTTCTGAGAGACATGTTGTGGATGACTTAGTTGAACAATATGACCCCTTAAGAACTTTGTGGAGAAGTTGGGACATGGGGTTTGTTAGACCTGCTTGTGTGGGATATCAGATAGATAAGTTTGGTAGAAAGAATATACTATTTAGTTTGATGGGACACAACATACAGCTTACAGATTTTATAGATGAGGTTGAAAGTTATTGTAATGAAGTATTACCTAAAGTTATGCAGACAATGGATATACTCCCACATGACGCTAATAGGAAATATGATGTATCTCCTCATAGTGCTTTGGATATATTTCATACTAAAGGATTACACAATGTGGATACTATCTATGTAAAACGAGAAATGTCACATGCTCAAGCAAATGATGAATTAAAAAAGTTTACTAAAGGAGAACCTATGGTAAGATTGGATAGTAAACATTGTACTATTTTATGTCAGGCGTTAGCTGGATATACAAGACATGAAACTACAGGGGACCCTAGAAAGGACAATTACTATGAACATGTATCAGACGCATATAAACTGGGTTGTTATTACATGATGAAAAAAGTAGTAAATAGTGTAGACGTGGACACTAAAGAACCAGAATATTTTAGTATGGACTTTGGAGCACGCAGTGCAGAGAGGAAAACAGTATCATGAAAGAACAGGATATAAAGAATTACTTTGGATATATTGCTAAAGAAGCTGAAGATGGATTTACTGGAGTAAGACAGGATTGGAATAAGAATATGATGTTCTATATGGACGAGTATGAATTTGACAATAAACTATCCTGGCAAACTAAGATTAAAGACCCTATAGTAGACAACTTAATTGTACGTATGACTAACTTCTTTGTTAGAATATTAATGTCTAGTGATAATAAGTACTTTACTATAGAACATCCTAACCCAGCTGTTAAAGCTGGCTTAGCTAAACTAGTAGAATCTGTTTTAAAAATGAACAAGTTCCCGTTGGTATTTGGGGATGCTCTTAAGATGGCTTTATTAACTAGTCCGTATATAACAAAAATATCTTATAACTATAAAAATGAATCATATCCTACTTTTGATGCCAAGACTGGAGTCTATGGAACTAGTGATAGTATTACGGGTAAAACAGAAATACATAATGTAGACCCTATGAATGTTAGACTAGACCCCAACGGTAACCAGTATCTAATTGAATATAAAGAAGTTGACATGGCTGATTTTCTAAATATGAGTCAAGTTAACGGATGGAAGAACGGAGAGAAAGTAATCCGTAGTATGAAAAAAGCAGACGCTGATGGAGACGCAACTTACAGACCATCAGTTAAATTATCCTATGTTTTTTCAAAGTGTCTTAGTGACCAGCATGGAAAAATACTAGACGAAAACGTGCACTTTATTATAGCTAATAAAGAACATGTGGTTTATTACGGTAAGAATATCTTACCAAAGGGTCAATTCCCTTACATTGTGGGATTTCCCATGAAAGTACTAAAAGGTCGTTATGGTCGTGGATATATAACAAAGCTAAGGTCTTTGTTAAGTTCCTATGTCGAGTCAATGAACCTACTACTGGATGCCTTCACGTTAAATACACTCGGTGTATATGAAGTTGTTACAAACAACATAGAGACAGGCAAGGCACACTTATTTGGGTCAGTAGTACCAGGTAGACTTTACCCAGTCACGTCAACAGGAACCATCAATCAGGTTTACAACAATGCGGTGAATCCGAATGCAACCAACCTTTTATATACTCTTGACAGACTTATTCAAAATAGGTCGTTCCAAAACGAGTTCTTTCAAGGGCAGCCAACCAGTAAAGGAAGACCAACTGCATCTGAAATATCTAGCAAGACTCAGGAAACTACAGGATTCTTTGCAGATATTGCTAATGAGATAGAGAGGGCTATTATAGAACCTACTCTAGAATTACTCCTTCATACAGAATTAATCTATATGAATGATGAATCTCATTTTGATTACAGTAAGTCCCTTGAGGATGCAGAAGCACTAGACATACTGAAAGTGATGAGCTTTAATGAGCGTATAAATGCTATTAAGGATGCAACACTTACAGTTAAGGGCATATCTGGGAAAGTTCTTAAAATGACTAACTTCCAGAAGTTAATGCAAATCGTTAACGTGATTGGCAATATGCCTCAAGTTGCACAGGCTTTAGACCCTGCTAAATTTGTTGAAAGGATATTTGAATCATTTGATGAGAATCCTTCAGACATAATTAATATGGATATGCTAAAGAATCAAGGTGGTCCTAGTGCAGCCCAACCGGGTCAACAGGGAGCAACACCCGCTCAACCTGAACAACCAACTAACATTGAGGAGGTATTAAACAATGTCAGAAGAGAACAAGGATAATACGGTAGAAGCCGAAACAGGTGATACTCGAATACACATTAAAGCTAAGGATGCAGCTGAACAGCTGTTACCTGGTGGCAAGAGTGTTAAAGATATGTCTGCAGAGGACTTAACTACCTACACAGCCAACATGGCTAAAGCTGATAGGCTGTATGCTAAACATACAGAAAATCTAGCTGATAATGACAGAGAAGTTTTTGATGCGTTGCTACTAGCTAGCGACCAATCTTTAGGTGTGGAGGAACGCTTTGATTCTGCTTTAGGCAAATTCAACGCAGTCAAGAATCCTAAGGTAGAAGAAACAAAAACAGAAAAAACAGATGATTCCCCCAAGGGTACAATGGACGGAGCTGCTAAAGCTACCGGTAATCCATTAAACAACGCTTTGGAGCCTGAGAATGATGCACCTCTAGGAGATAATGATGATTACTTTAAATATCTTCAGGATAAATTCAGACAACAGACTACAATGAAACGGGGACTCAACGTAAAAACTTAGAGCATAACAGGAGGTAACAATTATGCCACAAGGAGCAATTAGTTATTTAAATGAATCTGACAGACTAGCCAAAACTAAAATGGATAGTGACATTAGATTTCAAGCCGGTAACATGATGCAGTTTAGAAACCTTGCGAAACCAATAAAAGCTTTTGGTAGAAACAAAGGTTCAGTAGTAGAAATTGAAAAGTATCAAAAACTAGATAAAGCTACTGGTACAATTTCAGAACTACAATCACTACCTATGCAAAAACCTAACGTAGGTTTTGTACAGACTACAATCGCAGAGTATGGTAATGGTGTATCTTACACAAAGAAATCACAAACATTAGCAGAATACTCAGTTGATGAAACACTTAAGAAAATATTAGCTATGAACGTAGCTGAATCCATGGACCAAGTTGCAGGAACAGAGTTCCAGAATGCAGATGTATTCTATACTCCAACTTCTACTTCAGCAGGTACATTAGATAAAGATGGTACTGTAAGTACCGGTGCTGCTGCTTCAATTACAGCCGCTCATATCAGGGACATTATCAGAAACTTAAAAACTGATAACGTACCAAAATGGGATGGTAACAGTTATTTAGCTGTTCTATCTGCATTTGCTATGGCAAAGTTATTTGAAGATACAGCAACTGGTGGTATTGTGGATTTACACAAATATGACCAACCAGAAAACTTAATCAATGGAGAGATAGGTTCATACTTTGGTATGAGATTCGTTGAAGAAAACAACGTATTATCTAATACTATTGGTGGGTCCGCCCATAACGGTGAAGGTATCATTCTAGGATTTGAACCTGTAGTTGAAGCTCTTGTAGAGCCAGAAAGTACAATGGTAGAATCTTGGGATTTTGATAGATTCACGGGTATAGCATGGAATGCACTAACAGGGTTCAAAAAAGTTTGGACTAATTCAACTGATGGTGAATATCATATGCTTAGAATACACTCTAATGATTAACCTATAGGAGGTAATTAACAATGGCATTTAATAGTAACATTAATACTATTTTCATTCCAGGCGAATTGAACTGTACTGCATCTGCAGCAGACCATTTCACTTGGAAATTACTTCACCCTTTGGTAGTCCATAGAGTGGAGTTCGTAACAACATTACTTTTCGCAGCAGATAGTGCTTCAGCTGTAGTTTCACTTGACCACACAGATGTTGTGGGCAGTGTTGCTAGAGCAGAAAAAGCTACTGTAACGGTAGCAGAAGCTTCAGCAGTCGGTGCAAGCACCGCTCCTGCAAGTTTCACTCCGTTCTTCGCACAAGCTACTGATGTTCTCCATTTTGAGAGCAAAACAGCTTGTACTGATTCTGGTACAGCCGCAGGTAAAGGATACTTTGTCCTTTTCTACGAGTCTATTCCAGACAGTTCTGGAGTTGCTTAGAATACATGTGGTATAGAGTGCATTTGAATAGAATTCACTTTAACCCCTTGGACTTAGAGGGCAAGACCGTAAGGGTCTTGTCCTCTGGTCCTGTCTTTAACGTGGAAACAGAAACAGACGTTGAAGTTGAATTATTATATATGTTAGCTGAGGAGACATCTGAGCTATACCAGTTCATTAATAGGTGGACTGAGAAAGATAACAGTTGGTATCAGATAGTTATAACAAAACTTTCTGATATGTCTAGAGCAGGATTTACAGGTAAGTTGAA